AAGAGTGTGCACCTGAACAAGCTAAAGTGGGTGGAGGTGAATCTGGTAAATACGATACCAAGAAACGAGTGACAACTATATCTTGGATACCTTTTGATAAATTACCACAGATGTACAAAGTTATTGAAAATCAACTCTCTATTGTAAACTTAAATCATTTTTATTTTGATGGTGTGAGACTCACGGAGCCAGCACAGTTTACGGTATATCCTAAAAAAGGTTTTTATGATTGGCACATGGATCTTAATGCGTTTGGTCAAGAAGGTCAGAATCCAATTAGAAAAATATCTATGACTTGTTTATTATCAGATCCATCAGAGTTTACAGGAGGGGACTTATTATTTTCAGAGATGGGGGACAATAAACCCCTGCCCTTGAAACAAGGACAAGCCATATTCTTTGCATCATTCTTAAGACACAAGGTTGCACCCGTTAAGAAAGGTGTGAGAAAATCTTTAGTGATGTGGTTTGGAGGACCACCATTTAAATGAGCCAACTTCAAAGAAAGATATTATTTCCAACTGCTGTTTATTTTAAAGATATACCCAACGCTAAAGAACTTAATAAATATCTATTTAAAGAAATAAAGAAGTGGCGTAAAGCAGATCCTGAAGGAGAAAAGAAAACTAACTCTGGTTTTGGTTGGCATAGTAAAACAGATATGGATAAGAGAAAAGAATACAAACCTCTTATTGATGAATTATTTAAAATGGCTTATGAATGTAATCAAGATTTTGGTATTACAGGTAAACTAGGATTAGGTAATATGTGGGCTAATATTAATCCTACCTATAGTTATAATAAAACACATACACACCCTAACTCTATGTGGTCAGGTGTATATTATATCAAAGTACCAAAAAACTCAGGCAAACTATTTTTAGAAGACCCCAGACCAGGACCTAATACACATATGCCTAGAAGAGTGGATAATTTACCTGAACAATTATGGAGGGTGTGTGCCTATGAACCTGTGGAAGGACGTATGATCTTTTTTCCATCTTGGCTTCCACATGGTGTTGATATAAATATGAATACAGACAAAGGTGAAAAGAACTGGAGAATATCTGTATCTTACAATTTTATACAAGTATGAGTTTTAAGAAAAATAAATATCAAGTTATCCGCGGTGCTATATCAAAAGAAGTAGCAGACATTGCCTATAGGTATTTACAAATATCAGCAGAAGCAGATCACTGGATGTTAAACAATGGTGTAACTCATGCCGGTAACAAACTTGTAGGTAATTTTAACGACAGTCAGGTTCCAGGTTCTTACGCTAAATATGGTGATAGGTTGATGGAGACATTACTCGTTAAAACCATAGATGTAATGCAGAAGAAGACAGGACTTAAACTAGTACCCACTTATTCTTACACAAGACTCTATAGAAAAGGTAATATCTTAAGAAGACACAAAGATAGACCTAGCTGTGAGATATCAACCACACTAAATTTAGGTGGAGATAACTGGCCTATATTTATCGATCCTACGGGGTCTGACAACGTCATAGACGAGTATAAAGGCATACACAAGCCTGGAGCACCTAAGGGTATAAAAGTAGACCTAAAACCAGGAGATATGCTTATTTACTCTGGTTGTGAATTAGAGCATTGGAGAGAGCCTTTTCAGGGTGAATTATGTGGTCAAGTATTCCTGCACTATAATCATGCAGATGGACAGTTTGCAAAGAGCAATTTGTATGATAAAAGACCTATGCTAGGAATAGTCAAATAACGTTGAACATCAACGCAATCTAATATAATCTGGAGATCTATGCTACAAAAGATAGGGTTTCAACCTGGTATAAATAAACAAATTACTGCGACAGCTGCAGAGGGACAGTGGATAGACTGCGATAATGTCCGTTTTAGGTATTCTACACCTGAGAAGATAGGAGGTTGGACACAGTTAGGAGCTGATAATATTACTGGTGCAGCAAGAGCATTACACCAATTTACAAATAGTTTAGGAAGAAAGTATTCTATTATAGGATCAAACAGAATTTTATATGCTTATTCAGGTGGTGTGTTCTATGACATACATCCTATTAAACTTGAAACAACACTTACAAATGCGTTTAGCACAGAAAACGGATCAGCTGAAGTCACAATAAATTTTTCTACTGATCATAATATACAAGCAGGAGACATTGTTTTATTAGATAACTTTTCATCTATCACTAATTCTAATTTCAGTGCATCTGATTTTGATGACATAAGATTTATGGCTACAACAGTGCCATCATCAAACACCATTACCATAACGATGCCGTCTAATGAATCAGGGTCCGGGGCATCAGAGTCTGGTGGTATTAGAGTTAAACACTATTACAGAGTGGGTCCCGATGTACAGGCACAAGGTTTTGGTTGGTCTCTTGGATCTTGGGGTGGAGAAGCTGTAGGAGCGTACACAACTGTTTTATCATCTGATATATCAGCAGCTGCCACAAGTATAACTGTAAACGACGCGTCACAGCTACCAAGCTCTGGAACAAATTTTATTAAGATTGGAACAGAAGAAATATCTTACACAGGTATATCTACAAACACACTTACAGGTGTAACAAGAGCAGTGCGAAATACAACAGCTGCAGCACACACCGCAGGTGCAACAGTAACAAACACATCTGACTTCGTAGCATGGGGTGAGGCAGCATCTGGAGACTTAATTATAGATCCTGGTATGTGGTCTATTGATAACTTTGGTGACAAGGCTATTTGTTTAATCGTAGACGGTGAAGTATTTGAGTGGGACTCTTCAGCAACAAATGCAACAGATTCAAGAGCAACTATTATTCAAAACGCACCAACTGCGTCAAGACACATGCTAGTATCAACACCAGATAGACACTTAGTGTTCTTTGGCACAGAAACAACGATTGGTACAAAATCTACACAAGACGATATGTTTATTAGATTCTCGTCTCAAGAAAACATTAATGATTACACACCTACAGCAACCAATACAGCTGGTACACAAAGACTGGCCGACGGATCACGGATCATGGGAGCTATTAGAGGTAGAGATGCAATCTATGTATACACAGATACAGCTTTGTTCTTACAAAGATTTGTGGGTCAACCGTTTACATTTGCCTTTGTGCAAGCTGGTACAAACTGTGGACTTGCGGGTAAGAATGCAGCAGTAGAGGTAGATGGTGCAGCATATTGGTTTTCAGAAAATGGTTTCTTTAAATATGCAGGTGCCCTTGAATCTTTACCGTGTCTAGTAGAGGATTTTGTATACGACGATATTAATTTAGATTCTGGTAATCAAATGATATCAGCAGGACTTAACAACTTGTTTGGTGAAATTATGTGGTTCTATCCTACAGCAAACTCTTCAGTTGTAAACAGAATGGTTTGTTATAATTATCAAGACTCATCACCAAGAAGACCAATATGGACAGTGGGGACATTAGCTAGAACAGCGTGGGCAGACTCTGCAGTCTTTGGTAATCCACATGCTCTAGAATACGATGCCGATGGAGTAGAGCCAGCAACATCATCTACATATGTACAAGGAAACACTGATGGTATTACAACATACTATCAACACGAGACAGGCACAGATCAAGTTAAAGGTGGTACAGTTACAGCTATTCAAGCAAACATATTATCGGGAGACTTTGATATTACACAAAGAGTCATTAGGGGTGCACAAACTAACATAGCAGATCTTAGAGGTGATGGAGAGTTTATGATGAAGATAAGAAGATTTATACCAGACTTTGTTTCACAAACAGGTAACACACAAATAACACTTAACTTAAAAAATTATTCAAATGATACTGCAGCTAGTTCTTCGTTAGGACCTTTTACAGTGACGTCGTCTACAACAAAGGTAGATACAAGAGCCAGAGCTAGAGCTATTGCACTAAAAGTAGAAAACACAAGCACAGCTCAAGATTGGAAGCTAGGTACATTTAGATTAGATTTACAAGCGGATGGTAGAAGATAATGGCAAAGATAGTACAAGTATTAACAAGACCTAGTGAAGAATACAAACAATCTGTAGCTGATGCACAGGTTAGGGATCTTGACGGTGTGATACAAAAATTAAATACAACATATCAACAAGAATTAAAAGATGAGATGGAAGCCTCAAACTTCTTTTTAACATAATGGCAAATAGTTTTATAAATAAAAAAGCAGACTTAACAACTACAGATCTTACAACACTGTATACAGTGCCATCGTTTAAGACTGCTGTTGTAAAATCAATTTTAGTATCTGAAGATGCAGGATCAGGAGCTAGTATAACAGTGACTTTAGTAGACGCATCGACTAATATATTTAGCTTGTTTAAAAGCAAAGCTATATCTTCAAATGCTACAACAGAGCTATTAACACAACCTCTTGTTTTGGAGGCTAGTGAGGCTTTGAAAGTCCAAGCTAGCGATGCAAACGAGCTGCATGTAGTAGCTTCAATACTAGAAATAGAACCAAGAGAGGTAACGACGTAATGCAAACAATAAAACCAGAAAAGATAATAACAACTATATCTAACCTTAAAACAGGTGAGGTATACAAAACAGAGGACGAATGGAAGGCAAAAGGCGTGTCTGAAGCAGAAATTAGACGAGATGTGAAAGTAATCATGCCTTCGCTTGATTTGTTCCCAAAAACCAAGTAGTGTGGAAAAATGTCAATAATTAGATCAAATATAGCCAGACAATTACTAGCCGAAGGTGGAGCACCTAGAAAGGGTTTTGCAAGAGGTAGCACTGGTTTTGAAGGATCACCTGAAATGGGTGGAAGTAGATCAGATAGTCCCTCTAGAGATGATGGATTTGGTGGAGGAGATGATGTTCAAAGAGATACGTATGCTCAACAATTAGAAAACATACAAAGATTAGAGGGTAGTGAAACAGGTGATACATTTCCTAATATTGATAAAGTCACAGCAAGAGATCTTTTTAAAGCATCAGCAACCAATCCTTTACTGTATAGAAGTCCAGGAGAGAGAGCTGCGTTAGCTTCTTTTCCACTTGTTGGACCATTAATTACAGCTGGTGAACAATTTGCATACGATCTCCCTATGTTTCAATACAGTATGACTGGAGGAAACAAAAACAGATTTAACGAAGATGACGATGATAGTGATCCTATTATATTACCAAAGTTAAGAGCACCCATAGAAGAAAAAGAACCAGAGTTAACAGATTTTCAACAACTATTAGCAAGAGCTGGTGCAAGATTTGAAGATGGTGGTGATGTAAGACAAGAGTACGGTCTAGGTAGTATTGTAAAGAAAATAGGTAGGACAGTTAAAAAAGTTGCAAAGTCACCTGTAGGTAAAGCTGCATTATTAGCAGCGCCATTTGCATTTCCTGCAGTAAGAGCTGGGGGAGCTAATTTTTTAGCAGGTTTGACCAAAGATAAATTAATGTTAAGAAATTTTATTGATGCAACAACTGGAGCTTATAAGGCAGGTTCTTTCCTTAGTAATCCATTTGTCGGTATTCCAACTGTTGCTGCACTATCGGGTCTTTTAACTAAACAAGAAGAGGACGAAGATGAAACATTACCAGCAGCGGTAAGATCAGATCCAGAAATACGAAAAGCTTTAGAGTATCGTGGACTAGCTTTTGCTCAAGGTGGAGAAGTTGAGGATGAAATGTTAGATTTAGGTGGTAATGAGATGGATCTTAGAGGTGGTGGCTTTGTGCCATTAGGAGAATATGAGAAAAAAGACGATGTGCCAGCAAGATTATCTAAGAATGAGTTTGTCTTCACGGCTGATGCGGTCAGAGCAGTTC